GGTTTCGTTGTACGCAGAAGTTCCCTTAAGTTCATAATAATATACAGTAGTTCCAGATAAAGTTGTTACTTCACCTTGACCATTTTTAGTAAAAGAACCAGATTCAAAGTTTATAAAGTAAACACCCTGTAAACCTCCTACTGAATCCTTACATACTTCTTGCCTTCCGGCGGTAATATTACATGACATAAGTTTTTCCTTTTTAGTTATTAGTTATTATTAAAACGCTCCATAGTACACAATGTCTTTACCAACACCGAACTGAGTTCCTGCTGTGTATCGCATTATGATTCTATAATTTTGTGAACCATTAAGGTTAGCCATATCTAAAACTCTTACCTCATTGTGGTCAGAAAGTAATCCTGTACCAAAGAAAAGGTTAGATTTTTGAGCAGCTACGATAATATCATCACTCATTCCAGGACAAAGAACTAATTCAATTCCTTGGAAATTTAATGGCTTTTCTCCAACATTAAGTTGGTTGTTGTATGCTCCTACTTGAGAAACACCAGATAAAGCTGATTGGTAAGCTCTTGCAACTTTAGAACCAATATAGATTACTAAATCTTCTTTTCCATATACAGAAGAAGGGATAGTATCATATACTGCTGATAATTTAGCAATTACTGTTCCAGAAGTTACTGAACCTGAAACGATAGCACCGTCTCCATCAGTTCTTGCTGGTTGTACAGCTGTAGTTAAAAGTGTAGCTGCAGATGCAGATAAACTTGTTTCGAATCCACCGAATTCACCATTTACAGATGAATCACCAGACCATATGTCTTGTTCAGTTTTTTCAGCAACTTTTCCTCCTACATATGATACCAAGAAATCATTAAAGTTTCTAGGGATATCATCAAATGCAGAATAGCCAAGTTGTAATGCATTCCACGAATCTACGAATTCTGATTTACATAGTTCAAGGTTTACTTGTAATTCTTTTGGTTGTAATATTCTTTCTTCAATTGAAGCAGATGCAGTGGCAGTAAAGTCACATGATGCGTCAGCAACTAAAGATGATACGTCAACTTTTTGAATCACTTCTTTAAATTTTACATTAGGCTTGATTGTTACCAAGTTATTATCCAGAGTTCTTGCAGATAACAACGCCGCCGCAATGTAATCAGCAGCCGCTTCACCAGCATATGTGCTGTTGTTGATTACGGGCTGAGTAGCGAATTTTTGTACGTTTTTCATTTTTCTCTCTCTTTTTTAGTTTAATTAATTATTTGTACATTTTTGATAATACCGTGTTATGAGAATTTGGTATTTTAAATGTATTTTTCTTTTTTGTATTAGAGAAGTTAGATTGTTCAACAGGAGCTCCATCTAATCTCTTAGCTTCTAGTTCCTCTTCTTCTTTCTTTTCTTCTTCTAATGTTTCTTCTTCTTTTTTGATGTCCTCGAAATACTTTACAAGTTCTTCGATTCTTTCTTTCATCTCTTCAATTTTAGAATCATGTTCTTTAAGTTTTGTTTTTAAATCTACAATCTCTGCATCTTTATCAACAACTTCTTCGTCAATTAATTCCTCTTCTTTAGAGTCTTCTTCTTCCAATGTTACTTGGGGTTCAATAGGTGTAACCTTACCTGATTCAGGTAATGGGTTAACATCTTTTGTTTCTACATCAGCTAATTCTACCTCTGGTTTTTCCTCCTCAGATTCTGCTTCGATTTCAACATTTTCTCTTTCTTTAATGATACCATCTTCAGTAAAGATTTTGATTCTGTTTATATTTCCGCTTTCATCCTTTAATTCAAGTAGGTGTTCACCATCGGGTGCTTTTGTTTTTGAACCGTCTTCGTGAATTACTTCTAAAGACTCACCTACATCAAAAGTTGGAGATTCAACTAGTGTACCATCAGCTAATCTTGCTACAGTAAGTTTAACTTCTTTGTTTTCCATAGATAACAAAGTCATAATCTTACCTAATACTGTGTTTGAATTCATAGTTTTCTCTCTTTTTTAGGTTATATAAATTTATATATCTATATAACAAGTTAATTAATGTTTATAGTAATTTTTTATTCTCTATACGCCAATGCTGCATTTTTACGTTCAAGCCAATCGGGTATGCAAGTAAGGCAGTTCCCATCACACTTGTTCGTTATATCATCGTGAGTACATTGACAATCCTCATGACAATCATATCTGTTATCTATTTTATCACTCATAGTTTATTCTCTAGTTCTATATTCACCTAGTTCAGTATTCAATGCAGAACCACTCGTTACATTTGCAAGTGAATCAGCTATTGTTTTAGATTGTGCTGGTGCATCTGAAGTTTGTCCTTTATTAGCATATGCAAATACACCATTTAATTGTGAAGTAAGTGTACCTCCACTTGTTTGTACTTTGTTCTCTTGTCTAATAACATAATCAACATTAGCTTGATTTGTTTTAGATGCATCACCTCTAATACCTAAGTAATCCATTGGTTGTCCATATGGTTGAGCTGTAATACCATTTAATTCTTCTTGTGAAAGAGATGATGTGAAATAAGCTATCTCACTAAATGAACCACTATCTACACCTGTTCTCTGTACTCTTGTTGAATATCCATGTCCTATCGTTACATCTTCACCTGTTGGACAAGTATCACACAACCATTTTTTATTACCAACAGTATAACCACTTCTATCTTCAAAAGTAGCTGTCATTGTTTGTCCATTAAGAGATGCAAGGAATGTACCAATTCCAGCTGGTTCATCTTTCTTAAATGTTAGAGCAATCCTAACAGGTTCAGGATTATCCCAATCATAGAGACCTTCACCTGATGCCCAATCACTACCACTATTTAACCAACATAATCCATCAAACTGACCTGAACTTCTTCCTCTTAATGATATAAAGAATCCTCCTTTTGGTGTACCAACAGTATTATCTAACATATTATAGTTACTACCACCACCAATTTGTGTATTATCAGCACCTGCAATATAAAACTGCCACCAAGCAGCTGAACCTACACTTCTCTCATGTGACCAGAATAACCATTTAGTTTCTGCACCATATATTGATTTAGTATCAGATGCATTTGGAAAAGCTTGTACTGCAATAGTACCAGGAAAACAGTTACTACCTAATGAGTAGAAATCTGTATCAGGTATACCAATACCCATTGCCTTAACTGATGTATCGGTTGAGTAACCTGAGTTATCAAACCTATCTACTTCTATTTGTGTGTTTTTATTATACGCTAATGGTGTAAACATATTAACTAAAGTTGTTTATAAATGTTCCATATAATGAACTACCGAATCTTGTAAATGATAAAATATCTTCAGAGTTTATAGCTGGTGTTGGAAGATAAGAATATCCACCACCGAACTTAAAGTCATTTGAGAATGATATTGAACCTGTATTACCACTAGATGGTTGTTTCACTAATAAGTTTAATGATTGTGCTGTTTCTCCAAATTGTGTTACATCTATATGAGTATCAGCAGATGATACAAGTTGTACAGTATATGTATTTGAATCTCTTAAATCAACTGATGCAGTGTTTGATGTAATTGTTAAGTTTTTGTTTTGTCCACCAATTGCTTTACTTACACTAAATGAACCAGTTACTTGTAAATCGTTTGAAGTTGCATAGTATGAACCTGTTTCAATAAAGATACCACCAGCTACACCTGTTAGTTTAGAACCATCACCAACGAATGTTGATGCAGATATAAATGATGATGCACTTACACTATTTAAATGACTAGTACCTTTAATAGTAAGATTGTTTGCTGTTATATCACTTGATGAACTAATAGGAGCTCTTGGATTGAAATCGTTAGTTGTTATTGTTAATCCATTTAACTGAACATCTGAATTAAATGCAGCTAATCCATTTGAATTTATATCATTATCAAATGTTGCTGCTTGTTTGAATGTAGATGATTGTGAAACTATAAGTGGTGTTAATACTGTTACTGCATTATCTGTATAGTTTGTTTTATCTTGAAATCCTAGTACTGTTGTATATGAGTTACCTCCATCAGCGTTGTTCATAATACCACAACCTACCCAATCACCAGAGTAGTTAGAGGATTGTCCTACTATACCAAACTCATGGTCATCACCACTATTATAGATTGTTGAATATCCACCAAAGAATCCTGAACCATTAAATATTCTACTACCATCTTGTGTAGCAGTTACTGTTCCTGTTGTTAGTGCACTTCTTCTAGCACCACTACCTGTTACTTGAAGGAACTGCCAGTTTGTTCCCATTGCAACCGATACATAATTATATATCTCTACTCCTTGTCCACTACCTTTATCTAAAATAGTAGAGTTTACTAATTGTCCAGGTGTTCCTGCATTTACTTTTGGTAATACATTATCAAAGAAAGTTCCTTCTGAACCTTTACTACCTGTTGGACCTGTAATTACGTTTGCAGATTTTCCACCTTCATCTACTACTATCCATTTATCTCCAACACCATCCCATTCAAATGAAGCGGTTGATGCTGAACCTGTATCATATACTTGTATTCCAGCATATCTTGATGTAGGTGTATCAGCGTTTAATACAACAAATGCATCACCTATAATCTTAGCTGAACCTGTTACTGAGTTTATTCTTCCGAATGAACCTGTACCACTTACATTTATATTTAAAAAGTTTTGTGTTCCTTGAAATTGATTATTCTTGTTTATGTATGCTACATTAGGGTCAGTTACTTTTGAAGAACTTATAGCATTAGAAGCTGATACTGCATTTGTTGCATTAGTAGCAAGAGTAGCTAAATCAGCTAGTTCTGCATGAGATGCAGATGTTGCGTTTACTACATTGTTTACTGTTAATCCAAATGTACTTCCATCACCTTTAGTAAATGTAGAAGTTGCATTACTAACAGAACCAGTAATTACAAATGAACCTGTATCACCTGTTGGTATGCTATTAGTGTATGTACTACCATCACCCTTAGTAAAGGTTTGTAATCTTGTAGTGTTGTTAAATGATGAGGTTAGTAATAAACTACCTGTATTAGTACTTCCACCACTTCCTCCTGGTATTGTATTTGTAAATGTACTACCATCTCCTTTCGTAAATGTTTGTACTCTTGTACCACTATCAAAAGATGCAGTAGTTACAAATGAACCAGAATCACTTGATACAACTAAAGAATCAATAATATCAGTATTGAAATCTCTAAGTCTCTCTGGTGTAATAAATTGAGAATTGTTATTTGGAAAATTAGCCGAATTCTCTGTTCTTAATTGTGCTTTAGTTTTACCCATGGTTCTTTATCTTGTTTCTTGAATGTCAAATCCATTTGAGAATCCTGAGGAGAATGCTCCTCGTGATACTATTGATACCTCAGTTTGTCCTATACCTTGATTCTGTAAGTACCCATCACAGCAATCAACATGGTAAGTGTTCTTATCTAAACACAAACAACCTCTTCTTGAGTTCTTCGGTGAACTCTCTCCTATGGTTGGGCCTAAGCTGATTCCTGATTGTCTTCGTTTTCTTAAACTACGAGAATATGACATGTCAATTTGTTTTTAGTTATATAACAAAACAATTGGGTTTTATATTTGTATAGATTATCTCTTATACTTTGCCAGGTTCTGGCGATGTATAGCAGATTCCATATTATTCTTATCTGTTAGGTAACACAAGTAGAGTAAACACTCTTCTAAGGGTCTTTTTGTTACTTCCTCGAACTTAAGAAGGTCATTTTGGGCGAGGATGACAATAGATTGATAAGTTTTCCACTTTCTAGCAAAGCCTGCTTGATGTGTGGCCCCACTTGAGTTTGGGTCAATGTTTCCTCCGTCAAAGATTTCAGGGTATCTTTCAAGCAATCCAGATAGATACGATTGAAGAAAAAAAAACAACCAAACATAAAATCCATGTTAACATCTAACCATTCTTTCGGGTCAAGTACATCTGAACTATCATAGGGTTTGATTTCATATAGAGCTCCACTTGTTTTAGTTATAGGTCTATATAAGATAGAAAGTACATCAGGCCAGTTCTTATCTAATGCTAACTCTTCATGTTTACATACATCTAAATAAGCACCATAACTCATTTCAGCTAAGTTAGGTTCAAATCCATACTCTACATCATTGATTGTAATTTTCTTTTGTAACTCATAATCTTGATTGTTTAACAGTTCATACAAATCTGTTTTAACTTTGTTTACTGTTTTATTATCTAACTTTCTAGCTATCTCAGGTGTAATACCACATAAGTTATATAAAAGGAATGCATCTTGTGCTTGTTCATCATCCTTATAATCAGCTAAATCTTTTTGTATGTTTAAGTATTTCTTAAATGATACTGCTGAATAATTCTTTGGAACTTCTATCTTAATTTCTTTTTTCATCTCTTTTTCTCTATTGGGTCTTGTGGTATATTACCTTCTACTTCATCGAACTTAACTGAAGCAGGCATATAGTTAAATCCTTTATCCTCTACTACTTCGTGTTCTATCTCTTCTACTACTGAATCTAATTTAAGATTGTGTATCTCTATCTTATGATGTCCTATTACCGATTTTAATTTCATAATATCAGCTCTTTGTTTCTGTAATTGAGAATCTCTTAATTTAATCTCTGCATCTTTATCTTGTATCTCTTGTTTAAGATTATGAGCATATTGAGAAACTTGTTCAAGATGAGAATATATCTCGTACTTGTTTTTATTCTTGTATTCTTCTGGTATGTTAACCTCTATAATTTTCGCCATATTGTATCACCTTTGTGTTCTAGTTGTACATTCTCTTGTAAAAACTCTCTGAATGCTTGAGCTACTGATGGATATTGTAAATCATCAACTATAATCTTACCATCTTCTGCTAATACATCAAGAGATAACTCTAAATCTTTTTTAGCTCCTTCATATGAATGGTCACCATCTACATATATAACATCGTATTTGTGTACTAGTGTTGGTACTACATCTCTTGATGAGCCTCTTATAATACTAGCTCTATCTTCAAACTTACTAAGTTTCTTTAATACCGATTTGTAAATATCATCCCACTTCTCTTGTGTGTTCCAATTCTTTATCTTATTCTTTTCGTGTTCCATTGTAGTATCATACTTCCATTGGTCTATACCTGTATAGTATATATTTCTATCTCTTAACACTTGTTCTGCGTGTTCACCCATAGCCACGCCAATCTCCAAATACTTTATCATATTGTTTATTATTTAAAAGATAAGGTGTACTTACCTTTGTTTTGTTGTTTAATACTTAATCTTGACATTGCAAGATATCTTAATGCATCTATACAATGGTCATTAAATCCTTGTGGTTTATCAAGAACTATCCCATTCTTATCTGTAGCATATTCATAACCATATAGTTCATCAATTAAATGTGTTGATGATTTACTAACAGTTATACCAAAGTTTTGTAATACACTTATTCCAAATTTTATTGAATCGGGCCCCTTCTTCACCGGTTTAATATTAAAACCAGAACGATAGATTTCTTCTATTAATCTTGGCTCTGCACTATCGGCCCAAATCTCTGTTTTACCGATGTTTAATTGTTCTAACCTTCTACATATATCAGCAGTTGTTAAACCTCTCTCATACATCAGCTCTCGTACATATAACATA